GTAAAACCCAGTATCTCGCGAATCCAGCTTTTATCGAGGAGATCGTAAAAGCTGTTCTTGAGAGCCTGCTGTGCAAATTGCACAGTAGCAGGCTCCATCGCGATGATACGTGGAGTTTTCTGCGTCTTTGGGACAGAAACAACCCTGGCGGGTTGCTCTTCTCCCAGGGATACCGTCGGTTCCTTCCAGGTTCCATTATAGGTCCCATATCGCCATTGGGGGAAAACCCCTTCAAGTCGATCAGGCCAATAGTGGAAGTTCCATCTGTCAGGCATATCCAGCCTGTCAGCTGTGGATCCTGGACCGAATCGAGGAACGAGTTCAAAGTTCGCGATCTGACGATCGAGTTCGTTGAACACGTCCCCGAACAGGCGGAGACACATACGAGAGTATGCGTCGTCCAATCCGTCGGGTATACCCCGCCGGAAATGGTCGCCCAATTCGCGGTCAGTCTGGATGTAGCTGAGAAATGCATTGCTAACCCTTCGGGGAGTGCAATCCCTCTCAACCTTTCCGACCAAGTTGGACACTTGGCGGATCGCCCAGATGCAGTTAGCATCGGGAGCATCCAATAGTTCACCAGCTGCTGAGAAAATTCTCGTGAAGAAACCTTGCATGAAAGCAGGGAGACTTCCACTGCCCTTCTTGAAAGAAGTGCAGTGTTGACGAGTCCAGCGACCACCGCTGAGGGCCCTTTCGAGTCCCTTAGCGAGCGTTGGAAGCGTGATAGTTAGGAAACTATCACCCTCAGCATTCCATCTCTCGGCGAGTGTTTTCTCGTCGAGAGAGGTTTTGACGCCGCAAAGTAGTCCTACATCTCGTAGGACTGCCAGGTGGAGAGTTACCAGGCTTTTCAAGGTTCCCCTTTCGAGGTGTGCCTTCCAGCCGGTTAACTCACCGATCAGTTACGCTTTGATGCGACGACGACAAAGCCAGCGATGCTCACGGTAGTGAGGATCCCAATGGCAATAATCATCATCGCTTCGAGAGCGCTCAACGCTCTCCAGCCAGAATGCGCTTAAGAAGCGCCTTCGTGCTGGCCTCAAGTGACGTCGTCAAGGCGTCATAGAGAGCCTCAGCGTCAGCGGAAGTGTACCCGACGGGTACAGCAGCCGAGACCGAGACCGAGACAGGCTGACGAGACTTGACCTCCGTGAGGGGGTCAGTCACGACGCTTGTCCGGACAAGGGACACCGAGCTACGGGCGGTTCCGTTCTTATCGACCTTCTGGGTCACGAACAGATCCACGCCATTAGCGCGGTCCGAATAGACGCTCGTTTCCGAGCGCTCTTCGAGCTTGGGCAGAGTGCGTGCGTTACCAGAAATGGTAACGGACTGAGGATCGGTAAGCACCGGTTCTCCTTGTGTTTGGTGTGGGTGGTTGTTGTTGGTGTTTTAGCGCTTGAGCTTTGTAAGCCCAAGCGCACCCAAGATAGCCAGTTGACCAGCGGATAGCTGGTTCAGGGGATCCAGGGTGAACCCGAAAGGGTTTGCCTTGACTCTCTGACGCCGACGGATCTTGACCTGTGAAAACACAGATCGAGGACCTTGGTAGGTGTAAGCTTCGCTTACACCTGCGATGTCAGAAATGACGGAGGTCGTCGTTAGACGTTCGTCACGCATAGCGTATGCGTACAAGGACAGGATGCGGTTGGTCGTGGCGGAATTCCACGCGTCCAATTGGCCTCCGATGTCGAAGAACCAATCCACCAACCATGACCAGGGTGCCAACTGCCAGAGGTCCATCGGGGTTATATCCCACCTCATCAACTCATCGAGTTTGACGAGATAAGAACTATAATCCTTCTGGCCCTCAGGAAGGCGGACAAACTCGCCCTCGAAGGAGTACTCGATTTCATGCCTCTGGGAAAACCAGGTGCGGTAACCGAGACCTCCAAGAGAGACGGAGCTTGCCGTCCCCCCTGTCTCGAAATCATCCGAAAATTCTCGGGTGATTACGGACAGGGCGGAAGACGAACCAGTGATGGTATCGTCTTTTTCTGGCTTGTATCTACGCCGATGTGTTTCGAGGTTGTTGCCAGTCACGGCAGCAGTCGCTACAGCGAGAGCTGTAGCGATCGAACGCACATCGCTCAGTAGGGGTATCCACCCAAACTGAACGTTCAGATAATCCGAACCTGCATCACGAGCACGACGAGTCTGCCTTTGAAGGGTAGACTTGAAGTTTCGCTTCGTCCCAGTACCTAAAAAGGCTGGAATGAGAGCCGGGAGCCCCTCACGGAGCTCACCGATGATAGCAGACATCGAAATCTGATCGGACGTAGGCGCCGTACGCCCATATTCAAGCGCTCCATAGTTAGCCAGTTCGACATCCGTACCTGCGAAGGTAAGGGGGTCTCGCGAGCCAGCAATGGACGTACGCGGACGTGCATTGATAACCGTTCTGTAACGGTTACCGAACACGTCGAGCGTAAAGGACCAGAGGTCGCCTTTGAACTCCGCAGTGCGGAGGTCCCAGGCATGGCCCTTGTCCTTCTTGAAAAGGCTAGCCAACTCAGGGTGCGCGGACGAATAAGTCCGAGCTTTGAGGGCATTGTAGTCCTCAAGCCACGAGTATGGCTCAGCTTGTCCTGAGGGAATGAGGGTAGAAACGCCATTGGCTTTTGGCCTAGAGCGAAAACCCACTTTCTCACAGAACAAGCTAGTCTGCAGCTCCTTGTCAGCCGTCGGAGAACCCGACGGCACGACAGAGGAGTCGACAGTCTTGTAGTACGGCATGGTCATCCTTTCGGTCGAAGAGAGAAGGTGTAGGACACCGTTCCTATATTTTCTCCGGGCGTCAAAACCCGCAAGCCCTCCCTTGCTTTTGGCAGGGGGGGCT